ATGTTATACCAGTAGTGCAGAAAAGATAACGTCAGATGTTATACAGAACTCTAATAATATAACTATAAATAATAGTATAATAGAAAATGGAAAAGAAATGACAGAAAGATATGCACACATGCTGGATGAGATCATGGGAACAAGAGGAAGCTGGCGATGGGATATGAGGCAAGAGGCAATGGCAGAAGAGATAGCCAGGATGGGAATAACTGTAGATCAATTTAGCAAGACAGTTACAAGAGTGCTGAAGCATAAACGTAAAGAAGGAATCCAACCACCTTACACACTCAGCTATTTCAAGTCTGTCTTTACCGAGAACAAACAACCAGGCAATGTAAAAGACCTAACCAAGAAGCTAGCCAGGAGCTTTAAATTATAAATATACAAAATCTAGACGTTGATCTAGAATGTGTACAACAAGGATAACGATCATGTTTCATACGCAGAAAATAAAAGAAATACCGGGGCTGAAAACACGACCTTTGGGGGGGTGGTACCTCGTGCGTACTAGAGGGGCTATCACAAAATTATTTTCCATTTTTTCATGAGGAGTAAAACAAATGGCAAGTTTAAATAAAATTATATTAGTTGGCAATTTAGGTCGAGATCCTGAGATTAAGGCATTTCAGAATGGTGACAAGATAGCTAATTTCAGCATGGCAACATCTGAGAAATGGACTGACAAGGCTACCCAGGAAAAGAAAGAGGTCACTCAATGGCATAGGGTTGTAGTTCGCAATCAGAATATTATTCGGACCATTGAGATGTTTGTTAAGAAAGGCACCTCTGTAATTATTGAAGGCAAGTTAACGTATAGGAAATACAAATCGCCTTTGGATAGTTCTGAGAAGGTATCGACCGAGATAGTTGTTGGACCTTATGAGGGAAATTTAACTTTGCTTCCTGGTGGAGATACCAGCAATTCTACGTTTAGCAATTTTGTTGAGGAAGAAAAAAAGGATGATGAATTAGATGACGAAATCCCGTTCTAAAAAAAGAGTAGTTCCTAAGATGGGTAATCTTGGTGGAGTTCGAGAGATATCCAAAAAGCTAAAAGGCTCTGATGTAATCTTTGAGAATAGAGAACAGATAGCCGAGGCTTTAATGGGTCTAGCGACTGCCAAGATAACCGATGTCTTAGATTGGGATAGTGACGGCAATGTGAATGTTATGGACCCTAAAGATATACCGGAGCATGCGTTGCAGTCTATTAGGAAGATTAGAGCTACTCCGGTGGGTGATAGTGGCAAGATGCAGTTAGAGGTTGAGATGATTGACAAGGTGCGAGTGTTGCAGATGGTTGCCAAGAGTGCCGGGATATTAGATCGAACTCCTGAGAGTGAGAAGCCGAGTGTAATTGAAATTAACATGGTAGGACCGAAGAATGGAAAAGCCTAATGCGATGAACCTAGACTTTAGCACCTCGCCTAATGTGTGGAAGTTTTTACAAGATAATAGTTTTGTTCGTGGGATTATGGGTCCGGTTGGATCGGGCAAGAGTTATGCGTGCTGTGCTGAGATATTTAAACGGGCTGTACAGCAAAAACCTAGTCCGAAGGATGGCATAAGGTATTCCAGGTTTGCCGTTGTTAGGAACTCTTATCCCATGCTTAAAACGACTACGATTAAAACCTGGTTAGAATTATTCCCTGAGAATGTTTGGGGTAACTTGCATTGGTCACCACCTATCACGCATCATTTAAAACTACCGGCTAGGGGCGATGCTTCCGGTATTGATTGTGAGGTTATATTCCTTGCGTTAGATCAACCCAAAGACGTTAGAAAGCTGTTATCTTTAGAATTAACCGGAGCTTGGGTTAATGAGGCTAGAGAATTGCCGGTTGCTGTTATTCAGGGATTAACGCATCGTGTGGGAAGATACCCTTCTATGGCTGATGGTGGCACGACCTGGAGAGGAATTTGGCTTGATACTAACCCGATGGATTCGGATCATTGGTATTATAGGTTAGCTGAGAAGGAAACACCCAAAGGAAAGTTTGCCTGGAAGTTTTTTAGACAGCCCGGTGGTGTTCTTGAGGTGCCTACCGAGGATGTTCCGGCTGAGATACCTGAAGCCCAGGGCTTTATTTCTTCCGGTTCTAGGTGGTTTAAGGAAAATGCCAAGGCTGAAAACATACATAATCTGCCTAAAGGCTATTATCAATCTTTACTTGGTGGAAAGAATTTAGATTGGGTGCGTTGTTATGCCGAAGGAAAGTATACCTATGTCCAGGAAGGCAAGGCTGTATGGGAAGAATACGATGACAGCACTATGTCTGCCGAGCTTCAGGCTGTCGAAAATGTGCCGGTACAAGTTGGATTAGACTTTGGTTTAACTCCATCGGCTGTATTTGCCCAGCGACTGCCTAATGGTGCCTGGCATGTACTGCATGAGGTTGTAACCTTCTCTATGGGCTTGGATAGATTTGTAAATGTCTTGAAAAGTGAAATGGCTATCCGGTTTCCTAACTTTGAATTTATGGTATGGGGTGATCCGGCTGGTGGTGCGAGGGATCAGCATTATGAGGTTACCAGCTTTGAGTTCTTAAAAACGCATGGCATACATGCTCGCCCTACTGCAACTAATGATTTTAGGGTTAGAAGAGAAGCTGTCGCTATGCCGATGAATAGATTAGTCCAGGGCAAGCCCGGCTTCCTGGTTAACAAGAAATGTTTACGACTAAGAAAAAGTTTAGGTGGTGGATATCATTATACCAGGGTGGCTATCGGTGCCGGTCAGGAAAGATTCAAAGATAAACCGAATAAGAATGAACATTCCCATGTTGGGGATGCGTTAGGCTACTGCCTTTTAGGTGGTGGGGAAATGAAACGTATGACGAGAGGAACAACTAAAAATGCCCAACCGGTTATTGCGAACCAGGAGTTTAATATTTTCGCCTAAAAAACTTAAAGATAGGCAAATTGTAAAAAAATATCAGGACCGGATCTTGGGAACCCGGACTAGTAATGGAAGGAGAAAGATTAATGTTCAACGCAGAAGAACTAATGGGAGTGATGAAACTTGATGGATATAAAAATCGGATAGTTGCCTTCCAACCTAATCACATTCACATGGCACCATTTAGAGATTTTGACCAGGAAATACTAGATGGCTACGGCAGACCACATATTCAGGATTATGCAGTCGATGGATTAAGCTATACGGCAATGTGTGACGGCAAAGTATTTGTTATGTTTGGGCTGTATCCACTATGGAAAGGTGTAGCTGAAGCCTGGATGTTGCCGTCTGCCGAATTAGCTGACCGAAAAATAGTGTTTCATAAAGCTTGTTTACGATTTTTTCCCTATGCATCAGAGAAATTAAAGCTTCATAGAATACAAACCTACGTTCGTTCAAACAATGTTCAAGCTGTCAGATGGATGGAAATGATGTACTTTAATCGTGAAGGACTATTGCAGAGATATGGTCCTGATATCAACGACTATTATGTTTATGGGAGATTGTTTTAATGGGTGGTTTATTCGGTGGTTCAAAGCCACCACCAGGACCTTCACAAGAAGAGCTAGATAGGCAGAAACAAAGAGAAGACAGAGCTGAAGCTGGTGAGGCTAAAGAAAAAAGAAGAATAGCTTCTAGGTCTAGATCAAGAAGAACCGGTGGTCAAAGACTGCTTATGACACAAGATCGAGAAAATCCAGCTATGGGTAATGAAATGGACCAAGCAACTTTAGGACCTGGAAGAAATCCTAGAGCATGAGGTCTTATCCTAGAAATCCTAGAAAGCAGAGGGAGATTAACAATGCCGATGGTGACGTACAAGACAGCCAAGGGAAAGAAGACGAAACACTTCCCGTACAGCAAGACGGGGATGGAGCAAGCAAAAAAGATGGCGACTGAAACCGGTGGCAAATTAAATAAATCTATTAACTCTGCCGGCAAAATGAAAATGAAAAAGAGTAAAGCTTATGCCTAAAACTATTTATGATCTTAATCCACATTTAAAACCTAAAAATAAAACCAAGGTTGACCCAAAACCGGCACCTAAAGCTAAAGGAAGACCTAAGAAAAATGACCAAGCTAAAACCTAGCGAGCTTAAAAAACGATACGAGAATGCCAGCCGTTT